CCAATAGAATTCAAACCAATATAAACCTCTTCAGTATCATAATTAAAACGACCTTTGAATTCTTTATGGAATTTGAGAGGTGCAGCTTCACCATCAGTCAAAACGACACATTGAACTTTTTGAAGTTTATTTTCTCGTTGGAACTGAGGGAGAATTTGATGAAGTGCAACCAAAGTCTCATTTAGAGGGGTTCCAGAAAGAGAAAGACGATATGGATGAGTATACTCAGGTGCATCATTATAGGAGTACTTGAACTCTTTTGCCAACCTAAAGATGTTGATCATTTGTTCTTCAAGAACACGATTATTCACTTTACTGGTGAACAAGTTTATGAGTGAGAAAGTTTCATCCACATAAACCAATCCATGTTTCTTTTGATAATGGGGTTCCATAGGTTTTTGACGGCGATTGTCATCATAGTCATAACGACGCCACTCATTAGTGAATGCATAAACCTCAAAAGGAATCGTAACTTTCTTACAGAACCAGATCAGGTTATAGAGTTGTTTGAGAGTATCCATCATGACATTGGACATAGAACCAGACCAGTCCAATACAAACATCAAACCATGATTCTTACCATTGGCAAGAGTTGTGACCTTCTTAAAGAGATCTTCGTTGTATTTGTAGGTGTGAAGTTTAGAACAATCTAAAACACCAGTGCGAGCAGTAGTCGCACGAGCATAAGAGTCTGCAGCTTTCTTACATTCAAACTCTTTTACAAGGTAGTTGACTTCCTTCTGAGCAGAACGCTTAAACTCACGATACTCTTTGTCTACTTTACCGAAAAGATATTCTTTGGGATTAGGATAATCCATTTGAGAAAGTTTTTCAGCAGATTTATCCCACCAATCGTTGATCTCTTGATGAACTTCAGAGTTTGAACCAATAACACTGTTAAGATTGAGTTTAGGAAGTTCCAAATAAATGTTTTCCGACCCATTCATGTTCACAAGATCACGAAGAGCTTCCTCCAAGTTATCTGCAGTTTTAACTTCAGGTTCAGAAGTTTCGCCACCAAGATTTGAACTCTTATCAGTGGGAAGATCCGTCTTATCCTCAGATTGACCATCAGAGGACGCCTGGCCACCCTCTCCAGGGGTTTCCAAGTCATTCTCCTGAGAGGGATTTTGTTCTTCCTGAGGCACACTTTCCGACCCATTACCAGGAGTAGATTCTAGACTATCAAAAGAATCAATCTTAGTTTCTTCCTTTTGACTCCTCTTACAATACTCATAAAGTTTTACAGCAGCTGCAATAGCATCATCAAAAGTTTCTGCATCTGCAACCATATTCAGGATCTCGGTTTCCTCACCCCGTTCAATCGGAATCTGAGTAAATCCACCAATCTTAAACCACAGATTTATACGATCTGCAAGATTGTAGGTAGAAATATCATCATCTTTGATCTGAAAGAAATCATCCTCATGCAGTTCTTTGTATCCTGCAAAGAAAGATTTATTCAAACCCGCATAACGACGTTTCATCATTTTCTCAATACGAGCGTCTTCAGTCACATTCACGAATTGTTGAGGAATCGTAAACTTCTTACTCCAATCTTCATTAGGAGTGTAAAGAGCATGACCCACTTCATGACCAACAAGCATGTCGTACACTGCGTTAGAAGCCTTCTCCCACATTGGAAGAGTCAGAACACGAGTATCCACATTGAAACATGCAGTAGGAACTTGTTTGTGTTCTACCACAAGGTCTTCCGTTGCGAGAAGACGGGCGAGTTGACCTTTGACTTCGTGATTAACAGGCATGAACTTTGTTTCGTATGCAGCCATAATACGACGAAACCGCCCCATTGGAGCGGTTCATGTGACGCTTTTTGAACTGGGCCAGTCGTGCTTTTGCCTGACGCAGTGCTTGCGGTTTAAGTTTTCGTTTCTGGGGTTTCCCAGAGTTGTGTTGCCAGTTTGGTGTGGTCATGACACTAGTTTACTGAATCCCTTTACTTTATCAAATTTCATCACCCTGTCAAATTTATCCATGAGGTCGTCAGTCTTATGTGAGATTACGAACACATGAGCATCCTGAATGACATAACGAATAATATTTGTGAAGAAATCTGTTCCTGCACCATCCAAAGAACTATCAAAGATCTCGTCTAAGATGAGAAGATTTGTACTGGCCGAGTTTCTAAGTTTGGCAATGTCCCGCCAGGTAAACAAGAGCGAAAGGTCAATACGCATCTTCTCACCTTCACTGAACGATTCATAACTAAAATCTTCATGAACTGGTGACTTGATAACCTCCTTAAACTCTTCATCCAATGTGAAATTGATGTAGAAGTCCATCATCTGTAGATATTTGTTTATCTGCTGATTCATTAAGGGCAGATACTTTTTGATGATCTTAGACTTTACTCCACCATCTTTCATCAATGAATGGGCGAACTCGTAATAATTAACTTGTTCCTTTTCCTTGGATCTTTCTTTTTCTAATGTATCGAGATCCGTTATTAAGTTTTCAAGGGCTTTGCGCTCAGAATTTCGGTTTTGAACTTGTTCGGTAATTTCTTGAATTTCGTTTCGTAGATTTCTGATTTGTTTGTTAAGCCCAGTAATTTTAACATTGTTGTGTGAAATGTCATTGTTGAGTCTGTTAATCTCCGTAGAATAAGATAAAAATTGTTGATCTTTTTCTAGTTCTACATTGATTGCATCCTCCAACTCTCGGTATCCGTCATTGAGTTCTTTGGATTTCTCCTCAATATCTACAATCTTATCTAGGCGAAATTTTTCCTCAATACTTTGGGTGCAGGTAGGACAAACCGAATTTTCCTGGAAAAACTTGTGTTCAGATACCAGTGTTTGTATCTTTTGTTCCAGTTTAGCCTTGATTTGGTTGAGTTTTTTTAGAGTTGAGTTAGTACTAGTAAGTTCCTCCAACTTTGGTTGAAGATCTCTTTCAATCATTACCAAAGTAGATTCATTATCAGTATTTAATTCATCAATTTCATTCTCAATCGTTTGAATATTATCTTCCTTTCTCTTAATGCGATCCTTTCCACTCTTGTCAAGATCTTTGATGAAGTTCTCTTGCATCTCAATCTTGTCCTCAATCATTTCTTTTTTGATTGAATACTCACGAATGAGTTCATTTGTTCTACGCATTCTCTCTTTGAGAATGTTATTCATTGTAGAAAAGATTTTGATATCCAATAAATCTTCTACAATCTCTCTACGATTGGAGGAAGTCAACTGCATAAATGGAACGAAAGTTGCAGATCCCAGGATGACTGTTTGAGTAAAAGACTTATAGTTGAGTTTAAGAATACCTTCTTCAAGTTTCTTTTGTTGATCTTGAGCTGCAGAATCTTGATTCTGAACTGTCCCATCTATCCAGATCTCAAAAATATTTGGTTTAATACCTCTAATAACCTTATAGTCCTTGTTTCCAATCGTAAATTCAATTTCCACAAGACAATCTTTCTCATTAACCGAATTAATGAGTTGAGGTTTATTAATCTTACGGAATGGTTTGTTATACAAAACAAAAGTAAGAGCATCCAAGATGGTACTCTTACCAGAACCATTAGTTCCTACAATTAGGTTTGTTTGAGCGTCTTGAAAATTTACTTCTGTAAACTGATTACCAGTAGAGAGAAAATTACGCCAACGAATTTGTTTAAAAATAATCACTTTTGTCTTCTTTCAGGAAAATAATCTTGCATAGTGCCTTTCCTACTCAAATCACTTGTAATACAATGTAAACCACCATCCCAAAAATACCTATGACGGAAATTGATTACATGTGGAGTGATTCCATGGCGTTCAAAAGCATCGAATACATCTTTATTGTAATTATTGCACACTACATTATGTTCGTCAATAACTAACATATTAACATCAAAAACAGTTTCTTCAACATAAAGAACCCAATCTTTCAACCAAGTTTCAACAAAATCCGTAAAATCATCATTAAGTTCTTCTCCGGGAACCCACCATTTTCCATAATTTTTCTTTTTTAGTTGCATAAATGGATATATTTTATTCCAACTTTGATTTGGTAAATAAACAACTTCCCAATCAGGAAAAGTTTTTTCATAATTTTTAATTGACTTCAAACTAACTATTAATCCAGGTTTTACTGGACAAAATATTCCATCAGAGTGCGTTCCTACATTTACTATATGCTTCCTATAGTCTGAAGAAATTTCATCTTCAATTTCTCGTAAATATTTTATAATTTTATCTTTGGATTCATTTTGGATTACTGTACCAAAATATAAATCTTTTCCTACTCTTGTAGTTGTAGCTCCACCAACATACTTATCATATGAAATCTTATTTCCATTACTTTTTACGAATTTTTCAATAGTAGAAAATGTATTGAATTTTTTATTATTAGGAAAAGTAGTTAAAGGTTGGTGATTTATTGACCTCAAAGTACATTTTAAGTCATTTAAAAACATTTTTTTTAAATGATAAGGAAAACTTTCTATTTTTTTCTGTATGACTAATGATAATTTTTCTTTTTGGTCAATTGTCATATTTGGATTTTTTTTCACAAACTCGACTTCTTCATAAAACTCTGGAATATCTTTAATTACAAACCAATCGCCAAAATTTTCTCCAGGCATAAAGAAAGTTTCTCCGATCATACATGTATGATCTCTAGGAGTCATAGGTGGTGGAGAATATCTTTCCATCCACATATGATCTTCAATATTATCAGAAATATCATTTCTAATTACAGTAACATTAAAAGACTCAAGTAATTTTATAAGTTTCTGATAATCTTCTTCAGTTTCTATCGCAATTCGTTCCATTACAGAACGAACTTTAGGATTTTCAATAAAACTATAAAATTCCGGAGGATAGGTACGACCCACTGCACACACTTCAAGTGGGTCCCAATGTTGATATACAGATAACATACTAAAATTTTCTGGGAGGAATCACAAAGTCATCAGGGGATATAATCGCGTATCTATAATTATACTGGTGGCAAGTCTTTATTGCAAGTTCTGGATCAACTTCAACAACTTCCATCTCAGGATAATCATCCGCTTCTAAAAGACCAGCAAATCTTTCTGCATCGTCTTCATCTTGAAAAAAGTACAGAGTCTTATCGCCATCGTTATCCGCTACAGCATATGCGCCGTCTTCATCTCCGTATGGCGTGATCATGTACATACTTATTCTATTTCGCAGGCTTCTTGATAGACCTCTCTCAAAAGGGTTTTGACTTTTTCTTTGTCCAAGTCAAAATCAGAGTCCTCAACATATTTATTTAAAATGGTGATCGTATCCTCTATTTTTTCTTGATCAAAATCCACATCATCGTCATTGACTTCAAAGTTTTCAACAATTTTAATGTCTACAACTCCTGTCTTATAGATCTTATCTACGAACTTTTCAAAAAGAAGTTGATCTGATTTTTTGCGAACAATGATCTTAACAATCTTATCTTTACAGGAAGTTGTATTAAATAGTTTTGGATTTTGATCCTCATAATAAATCCTTTCAAACATATTATAAGGATTCTGGACAAACTCTAATTCAAAAGTTTGAGTATCAAAGAAATTAAATCCTCTCTTATCATCCACATCATTCCAATAGAGTTGATAAGGATTTCCAAGATAGAAGATCTTTCCATTATTAGAACGAGTATGATAGTGTCCAGAACATACGATTCTAAAGTTATCAAAAACATTAACTTCCATTCCATGTTGTTGGACATTTCCTGGATAAACACTAAACCCATTCAATTCAAGATGACCAAATCCGGCTTTCGCTTTAGTTTTAGAAAGTTTCTCTAAGGTCTCTTCACGATTCTCTGGAGAAATCCATGGAATCATAAAGGTCTTAAGTCCTGCTACATCATATTCACCAGGACTAGAGATAGGAACGATATTGTCATACTCTCTTAACAGGGACTCAATAGAGTTGACTTCATTGGTATTCTTATAATAAGCATCATGATTACCAACGATCTGATATACCTGAATTCCCAAATCTCGGAAACGATCATAAACATTTTCTTTTGCCCAGTTTAGAGCCCAAAAGTCTACACTTTTACGATTATCAAAAGCATCACCTAAATGAATGCAATGTTTGATATTTCTCTTTTCCAATTCTGGAAAAAAGACATCTTCATAAAATTTTTTAAAATAATCATGAAAGGTTTTACTACCTTTTCTGGCACCATAATGGGTGTCAGTCACACAAGCAATTAATGTCATTGATACATTTTTGTTTGAATAGAATCTTTAATACTATTATAGTCGGAAGCGTTTCCATAGTCATCATCTACAGTAAATACTTCGTCATATCCAGATCTTTCAATGATCTTAGACCGAATTTCCATCTGTTTCTTTTCCTTTTGGATTCTTCTCAGAAATGCGTAGTGAATAATCTGAGTAAAATAGGCAAATGGATTTGAAGATTTTTCTGGATTAAAGTTGTGAATATACTGCACACAATTTTCAATACCATCACAAATCATGTCCTCACGGAACATGTAATTGACAAAGTTTGGTTTGTAAGATAGGTGTGTAGCAATCTTAAGAAAACACTCTCCAAGATAGTTAGTAATACGAGGTTTTGGATCACCATTCTCCGCAGCTACCTTGACTTTTCTTTTATACTCACATATTGCTTCTAAAAATTCTTTGTTATTTACATAATGTTCTGATCTTTTTCTTTTAGGTGCTTGCATTTCATAAGTCCCCGTGTATATTAATTGTTCTTATTATAACAGAATGTTCGGCTATTGACAATGGCCTGCAAAAGTTGGTACAATTACTCTGTGGAGTTTCAAAGATCAGCTATCTTTAATATCTTGGCTTTTATAAAGTTTTTCAAATTTTTTTCTTGCTTCGGACACTGACGAGAGATATCCCATTTCTGGAGTGAGAGGATTTTTTGAATTTTTAGTTTCTTGTTGTCTTAAAAACTTGTGATACATTTCAATAGTTTCTTCATCACGAACTTCACTGATTGTGAGAACTTTATCCAGGTCAAGTAAAAATGTATCATCATCAGCAAATTTAAGCCATGGATCTATCTTGTATCCTTGCATTCCAATTTGTTTCATAACTACGACTTCTATTACAACAGGATTATTCAATATCAACATCATTCTACCTTCTTCTTCCGAAGGACAAACGATAGAGAATATCTCTTCTCCTGAAATTAATTTAATAACTGCATAGAAATCTTCTTCCATCATTCTTTTAAATTAACTTGAACAAATTCGTAGTTAAAATTCTCTTCATTATAAATTTTGACTCTTTCTATTAAATGGTTGAGAGTATAATTTTTTCTTGAATTTTTTGTACAATCATCTGCAATATCGTAAAGAACTGCTTGAGTTTTATTGTCACCTTTTCTTAAAACTCTTCCGATAGATTGAAGATTACGGATTCTAGACTTTGAAGGTGAAGCAAAAATAACATTATGAAGATTTTTGATATTAATACCAGTAGAGAATGTTCCATAAGATGCAACAATAATTGCATTCTGTTCTCTTTCCGTGATCTCTCTTACCTTTTCTCTTTCTTCTGCATCTATTCCACCGTGAACATAAAAAACTTTACGACCATCCTTAACAGAATTATTTATTGATTCGTAAAGAGGTTGGCCATGAGATTCAACTCTGGAAAAAAGAATAAGAGTATTGCCTTTGAGATCTAGTGCAAGATTTTTAATAAAATTATTTCGTTTGGGGTGTCCAATAATGAATTGGACTTCATCTTCAAAGTTTTCAAATTGTTGTGGATTATGTTTGAGAATAATAATTTTGATTTGAAGTTTAGAAAGATGTCCTTTATCAATTAACTCTTTAGTTTGAGTTACTTTATAAGATGGTCCAAATAAGCCTTCCAATACCCATTTATGCGTTTGAGTGCCATCAAGAGTACCCGTAAAACCGAACCTATATTTCGTATTATCCATTTTAGTCATGATTCCGACTAAAGATTTGGATTTAAATTGGTGAGCTTCATCTCCAATTATTACATCAAACTCATCGTAAAAGTTTCTAGGTAATTTGTAGATAGACTGCCAAGTGGTGATAACTACGGGCGATTCATTAGTCTTCTCACGACCGCTGTAGATGCGGTGGCAGTAGTCCTCTGCGTTCCATCCGTAGTCCTGGAAGTCTTTGAACATTTGTTCAACCAGGGAGGTTGTAGGGACCACTAGGAGAATCTTTTGATCTCTTTCTGCAAAATATCTGACAATAGAATAAATCATCAATGACTTACCGGATGCAGTTGGAGAAATTAAAAGTTTACGATTATATCTAAGTGCATCATAAACTGCATCAATCTGATAATCTCTTGGTTTATGCTTAGAGATACGAGTCATGTAGTCTTTGACTCCCTCATAAGAGATCATCTCATTCTCTTCTAAAGGAGTTCCATAGAACTTATTGTTCTTGAACTCTACTTGATAATCCCACTTCTTTGCCCAAGAAACCAC